CAAAAAGTCGATCAAGTTTATAAGATTGATTTGGATGCCTTCCTCACCCCAGTACGTAAAGAAGATAAAGGAGATGATTTGTGGAGTGTGTTTAATCTTGTACAAGAGCGTGTAGTTACAGGAGATTTTGAGTATATTTCCGGTGTTAAATTGCGTAAAGCTCGTGAAATTAAGAACTTTAAGCAAGATTTAGATGTGAACCAAAAACTCTTTGAAGTTGCGAATGAATTCGCAGCCTAAAAGAAAGTTGCCATGTTGTTTGAGGGGGGAGTCGCCAGCTCCCCCCAATTACAAACCAAAACATTAACATATGAATCAACCAATTCAGACAATTCAAACTATTCTCGAACAAGCCGATATCTATGGTTTGAGAAGTGAAGTAAGAGCAGAAGCTATGGCTATTCTAAGGGAAAATCCTACACTTTCTTCGGGATCTGCTTATACTATGGCTGCTTATGAGTGGGACATATTGTGAATTTTAGAACAGTAAGAAATAGGAAAGTTAATCCTGTTAACTATACTGCTAAAATTATACAAAAAAATCATTTTGTAGAAACCCATATTGGAACCGATTCACAGAGAGCGGGATCTAATATTAATTACGTAACAGCTATTGCGTATCGTTATCCTATGAATGGGGTTCATTATATTTATTGTAAAGAGATATTCCCACCTATTAAGGATGATTGGAGTAGATTATGGTTAGAAACAGAACGTTCAATGCAACTTGCAGAACTCTTATCTAGCAATCTCCCAGGAATTAGATTTGAAATTGATATGGATTATAATGATGACAAATATTATATGAGTAATAAACTCGTATCAGCTGCCAGAGGATGGGCACAATCTTATGGATATAAAGTTAATATAAAGCCTAATAAGCAAATAGCTACACGGGCCGCAGACTATCATTGCAGATGAATTACTGGACGTATATAACAACATATAAAAATTTAGAAATTAACTATATTTATAATCATGGAACACCGACTAATAAAGGCTCTGAGAAAACAAGCAGAAGCCGACAAGGAAGAAGCATTACTTACACTAGAAACCCTCATACATTCACCGGCTGGCATTGGTGAACACACATCAGGACATTTTCTAGAAGAGGGTCAAAAAGCAATTCAAAAATTAGCTGATGCCGAAGATCAGCTTGAAACTCTAGAACGACACTTTGGACATTAATAAAATATTTGGGTCATTTAATTCTTCATCTAAGGATGACGAATTTGATAAAAAGAGCTATAATTATATGAGCCCTCGGACTCTTCCTAATATAGATGAAAACCACCCCCGATATTATATTAAAATGTTTATTAAGCTAGTTCACAATTATACCAGCTATAACACCCAGTTAATAAATTTTTTTGGTTCAGCGGACCCCGATTTAGACACAGGAGAAATTCAAAGGACTGGGGAGATTATATTGTATGAAAGAGCAATGTCTTATTTAACAGAAATCGACATTCAGGACAAATATCATATAAAAGTTCTGTTTGAAGAGGCAAATGAAAAATTAGAAAGTGCATTAAATAAATGCCTTAAACATTTTGAAGATGGAGAAGAATACGAAAAGTGCATAATAATTAAAAAATACCTTGATTTCTTAAATTTTTCATCGTAACTTCAAATCAAACTTATAAAAAAATGCATTACAGACAACATATCCAACGTAAACTCGAAAATCTCGAAGCTAAATTAAAACATATTGAATTCCATAATGGAAGAGGAAATAGGAAAGAGGTAGAAATTATTAAAAAAGAGTGTGAGGAATTAGTAGAAGAAGTTAAAGCTACAGTTGAGCGTGAGCCCATGACTTCTAACGAACAAAACCGTAAATAATGCTTACAGCCGAACAGATTGAGAAAAATTGGGGTGAATTCTGTGAGAATATTGAAACATATATTTCTTCCCCCCGTAAGGAAAAACTCCTTGAGTTTTATAAAAAATATGAAGAGCGCATTATGATGATGCCCGCTGCTCATAAAAAAGAATATCATAATTCATTCCCAGGAGGGTATGTAGACCACGTTAATAGGGTAGTAAGATGTGCCCTCCAACAAGCTAATTTATGGGGAGTAGAAGGGGCAGATATGTCTACTTTTACTGAGGAAGAGCTAGTATTCTCGGCTATTAATCATGATTTAGGAAAAATGGGAGATGAAGAACAAGAATCTTACATCCCCCAAACTGATAAGTGGAGGAAAGAAAAATTAGGGGAAGATTATATGTTTAATAAACAAGTCGCCTTTGCTTCTGTCCCTGATAGGGGTTTATTCATGCTCCAATCTCATGGTGTTCAATACACATTTAATGAAATGCTAGCAATTCAGACTCATGATGGTTTATATGATGATGCAAACAAAAAATATCTATTTGCATATATGCCCGAACAAAAACCACGCACTTCCCTCCCATATATTCTCCACCAGGCGGATTTAATGTCTGCTCGTATTGAGTTTGAGAGGGAATGGTTACCTCGACTTAAAAATTCCGTGCCCCCCCAGAAGGAAAATTTTATATTGAACACAGAATCTAAAAAATCAACAAAAGATAAAGCTCTTTCACAACTTGAAAGTAAAGGTCTTAAGGATTTATTTGATAAATTATGATAGAAACAATCGTTATCAGTGTATTAGGAGTAGGAGTTGTAATTTTAGGATTTACAACTCTTAACCTCCTACGTAAAAATGAAAAGCAAGAAGATATCCTCACCGGGTATATTACTTACTTAGATCAATTAAGTCGAATTATAGAAATTTCTGATGAAAAGCTCAAAAAAATAGATGAGCGTCAAATCTTTAAAAGCGATGACGAGGTAGGGTTCATGTATGAACAAATTAAAGATCTTCAGAAAATTCTATCCAATTTTAGGGTAGATAAATTATGAGTGAACCAGTAAAGAAAAAAAGAAAAAAAAAGTCTAAAAATCAATATTTTACCCAAGCAACAGAAGATGCTATAGTAAGATATAATGAGTCCACTGACTTTGAAGAGCGTAGTGAAATATACCGTAAGGATATTCACTATGCTTTTTTTAAACTAACCGAAAATATTATTCATACTTTTAAATTTTATTATACAGAAGTAGATAACATTGAACATTTACAACATGAAGTAATAACCTTTTTATTAAGTAAAATCCATTTATTTGATAAAACAAAAGGAGCAAAAGCATTTTCATATTTTGGAACCATCGTCAAAAGATATTTAATCATACAAAATACTAAAAACTATAAAAAACGAGTAGATAAAGCCCCAGTGGATGAATTACACCACAACTTAAAATACTCATATGATATGGACTATAACCCTATGGAAAAGGATGACCTATCAGATTTTATGGATGAATATATTGAATATTGTACCGATAATATACATAAAATTTTTTCTAAGGAAAAAGATGCAGTAGTAGCAGATGCTATTTTAGAATTATTTAGAAAAAGAGAAATGATGGATATCTTTAATAAAAAAGCTCTTTATCTTTGCATTAGAGAAATGGTAGATGTAAAAACTCCTCATATAACTAGAGTTGCTAACCAATTAGGAAATATATTTAAAAAACATTTTATGTTTTATAAAGAATACGGATACACAGATTTCGAATAATCCCATATTTATCAACATGGGACAGTTAGATAAAAACATATTTGGAGGTAAAAAATTCTCAGATATTTTAGAAGAGATTTATAATAACCAAAAGAAAAAAGAAGAACAAATTTCTACTCTAATCTCAGAGTTAAAACCTTTAATCCAAGATATTGGAGATGTTACTCTTGTTGTTCCCCTTCTTAAGGAATATTTAGAAATTTCTGTTAAAAATGATGAACAGCTTATTAAAATGGCTACTATTATTCAACGTGCCGTTCAAAACGAAGCATCAGATGATGGTAATTTTGGTATGACAGAGGAAGAAAAACAACAGTTGTTAAATGAAGTGAAAAAATTTAACGGTGACAAGAAAAAATAATGGCTTTAAGGTATGGTCCATCCAGTATAAATTCGGGGTCGCCTAAACAATCTAGGTCCACTGCAAAACGAGAGATCAGATCCGTTAGGGTTAAGGATATAGTTTTATCTCCTAATCACCCTAGATTTGAAGAAGTAGGGGGGTGGATAGGATTAGGTACAATATTTTTTGAAGATACTCAATCCCCAGGTCTTCAGTCTCCCGCTAAAACAACTCAACAAGCTCGTCCTTACTTTTCTAATTCTAAATTTTATCCATTAATTAATGAGATAGTAAGCATTATACAAAGCCCAGACCCCATTAATAGTCAAAATTTAGGAGATTTTAGTAGGACTATCTCATATTATTTTCCTCCGGCTAATTCATGGAATAGTGCTCACCATAATGCTATTGTTTCTCCTTTGGGGGATAGTTTAAATCCTTCTGTTGAAGATTTAAAAAGTTTAGGACAGGTATTAGATGGAATCCCTAACAGGCCTAAAGATCAACAATCCCCAGCTTTTTTAGGGACTCAATTTAAAGAAAGAAATAACATTTATCCTTTATATCCCTATGAAGGAGACTATATTTTAGAAGGGAGATGGGGAAACAGTATTAGATTAGGTAGTACTGTAAATAATGGATATATTAAAAATCAATGGTCTTCTGAAGGTGAAAATGGAGATCCCATCTTAATTATTAGAAATGGTCAAAATCCAAATAGTAATCAAGAGGGGTGGGTACCCACTATCGAAGATATAGGAGATGATGACTCCTCAATTTATTTAACTAGTACTCAAAAAGTATCTTTTTTCCCATCCAGTTTTAAAACTGACTCTTTTGGTCCTAATGATACTCCTATTACCCCTCCTTCAGAATACCAAGGAAACCATATAATCCTTAATTCAGGTAAATTAACTTTAAATGCTAAGTCCGAAGGGGTATTAATTAGTTCTCCTAAAGTTATTCATTTAAGCTCTGGGGGTGGGATTCACTTAGATACTCAAAATCAAATAGTTTTATCGGCAAATGAAGTTTATATTGCTGATAGAAATGCTTCCGAGAGAGTAGTATTAGGGGATAAATTAGTTGGTGAATTACAAGCTTTAGTTTCAGCCCTACAGTCGTTAGCATTTTCTTGCGAAATAGCTGCGGTTGGGAGGGAGCCTATTCCTGCATTAAATCTTACAGGAGCTTCTTTAAAAGAAGCATGTTTTGATTTTCAAAAGGCGTTAGAAGGTGATAATCCTAAAATTTTATCAAAAAGAGTTAAGGTAATATAATGGCTATTAATATAAATCAATACAGACCTAACAGTATATTCGTTTTAAGTAACGATTATTATATTGATATTAATGAAACCTCAAATGGTAAAGTTACTCTTCAAGTAAAATCTCCTGAAGGGGCGGTGTTTTCTGAAGCTGAGCCCGTAGATACTAATGTAGCTTATAATCCTTTATCTTTAAAACCTTATGTTGATACTACTATAGTTAATATAGTAAACGAACTAGGAGTTGAAAGTTTAGAGGTAATTGAAATAATACAAAAACAAATCCCTCCTGTTGAAAATAAAAATTCAACAATAAAGGTATTTGGAAGGGTGGTAAATGATCAAAATACTCCTATATCTAATGCTCAACTTATTCCCGTATTCTTATCATTCCCCCTTCCTTTCCCATCCCCCCAATCCCCGGAATCGGGAGAATATACAGATTTTGAAAATACAACATTTGAGATAGGAGCTCCTATTATTGTAGCCCCTACTAGTAGTAATGAAGATGGGTTATTTGAATTTACCTTTAACCAGTCTGAGGAGATTGATTTTGCTCAGTCTTATATAATGGTTAGTAAAGATGAATATTTTCCTAAACAAATTGGCCCCAAATTTCTTAAAACTGGGGAAGAAGTATTAGTTAAATCTAATACAATTTCTACAACACAAGTTTCTGCTTTTATAGTTAATGAAGAAATTGACACAATTGATGGGGTTATTAATGCTACAGTTACTTTAGAAAATTCATCAACTGGAGAACAAGCAACTGGGGTTGGGAAATCAGGGATACAACATATAGCATCAAGAATAGCTGAAGAAAATGCGAGGAAGCAATTTATTGAAGTAGTTGAAGAAGAAATTACAATAAATATAGACTTATATGATTTAGGTAAAATTCAATTATTATCTAATCAAGTAAGTATAGAAAGTTTAAGATCTTTAGAAATACAAGCATTAAAACAAATTGATACTACTGAAGTTGAAATTATTGTTGATACTCTTAAATCTGATTTACCATTAGAAACTAGAGTTCAGCTTATTCTTTCTACTAAAAAGGAAGAACTTAAAAGAAGAGCAATACCTTATGTTTTAACTTTATTAGCTAGATTTGGTCCTAATATTGTAAATTCCATATTAGGGGGTATGAAAGATCCCCTTTCTGATGCTATATGTCTTCCTAAAGAAAAATTACAAGAGACTTTAAATAAACGAAATGAGTTAACTAGAACTATTAATAATGCTTATAAAATAGTTAGAACTTTATCTAAAGTTTTAAACGTATCAAGAGCTTTTATTGCAGGATTACAAGCAGGGTTATTAGTAGCCCAAGCACTTTCTTCATTCCCCCCAGGAAGATTTGGATGGTCAGGGTTGATGGAAAAAGGATTTAAAGAGGTGGATAAAATTTTAAAACGAGCCTCAATTGCAGTAAGTGGTCTTTCTATATTAGCAGCAACTACGGGTGCTGTATTAGCCTTTATTTTACAATTATTAGCATTATTAGATTTCTTACTTCAAAAATGTTCTGAAGAAATCAATTCAGATGGGGAATTTACCTTAAGTTTTATTGAGATAAATGATGAACTAAATTCATTTACTGATCCCACTACGGGTCAAACCGAAGGTATTATAGATCCTTTAACTGGAAATCCATTTCCTTATAAAGGGTTTACATTTGAAATTAAACAAGACACTAGCCAAAATTTCCAATATCCTAAAAGATTTGCAATTGCTAGGAATATTCAAGGAATTCAAGTATTAAAAAGTGAATCATCATTTGCTTCAAACCCCGAAATTTTAATCCAAGAACTTAAATTTGTTATTGACAGAGATAATTTAAGAGCAGATTAATTAAATATTTATTAACAATGAAACAGAGCGAGTTAAAAAAAATGATTAAAGGAGCCGTTAAAGAGGCTATTCAAGAAGAACTAAAAGATATTTTACTTGAAGCAGTTCGTACTCCTAAACAACAAGTAGTTGAATCTATTCAACCCCAACCCCAAAAGGTAGTTGAGGGGCCCTCTATGAGTTCAAATGAAAGGCGTACAGCATATCAAAATATATTAGGAGATATGCAAACTTCTTTTGGAACTCAAGATGTTTCCCAACCCCTCCAATTAACGGGTAATATAGATACTGCATCTCCTAATGGTCAATTACCCCAAGGAAATGTTTCTATGGATCAAATAATGAATTTAATGAATAAATAATGGCTTTTATAATCCCCAGTAAATTTCCTATTGATACTTTACCCGATGTAGCTATTGGGGTATCTGTGCCTTTTACAGGGAAAGCTGTATTTAATCAGACTTACATTACTTCAGATCAAATAAAATCTAATTTAATTAATTTTTTTCTTACTAATAAAGGTGAAAGATACTTAAACCCTAGATTTGGGGGAAACTTAAGAAGTTTATTATTTGAAGCTATTTCTCAAAATACTTTAGATGCTTTTGAAGCTAAAATAAAAACGCAATTAAAATCTCTTTTTCCTACAATAACCATATCTAATTTAGACATAACATCGTTCCCTGATAAAAATATTGTAAATATAACACTATCTTACCAGGTTTTAAACCAACCGTTGGATGAGATCCAAATAAATTTCGACTCAAATGGCTTATAATACTAATACATCCACTCAGTCTAATAAAAATAATAGAGCTGAAAGAAATATAAGGTATATTGATAAAGATTTTAGCAATTTTAGAAGTTCTCTTATAGAATTTACTAAAACTTATTTCCCGGACAGCTATACAGATTTCAGCCCTTCATCCCCCGGAATGATGTTTATGGAAATGGCATCATATGTTGGGGATGTTTTATCATTTTATCAGGATAATCAAATTCAAGAAACGTTTACACAATTTGCACGACAAACTCCTAATTTATATCAATTAGCATATATGATGGGTTATAAACCTAAAGTAACGGGGGCGGCGGTTGCAACCGTGGAATTATTTCAAACTGTCGATGCTGTAAGTGGGGGACCTGATTTAAGTCAAGCGGTTGTTATTCCTAGTAATACAATCGTAGAATCATCTACTTCTGGTCAGGCTTCTTTTATTATTGAAGACTTTTGTGATTTTTCAGTTTCAAGTTCAACAGATTCTACAGAAGTAACAGTATTTAGTGTTGATGGGTTAAATGTCCCTAATAAATTTCTTCTTAAAAAAACAAGAAGAGCTATTTCGGCCACAACAGCTTCAGTAGATTTTACATTTGGATCTTATGAAAAATTTCCAACTGTTAATATCCAAGATGATAATATTATAGGAATTATAGATTGTAAAGATAGTAGTGGGAATACTTGGTACGAAGTCCCATATCTGGGTCAGGATATAATCCCTCTTCCAGAAGTAAATGCTAGCCCCTCTACTGGGGGTTTTAATGTTCCTTACATTTTAAAATTATTTAGGACACAAAGAAGATTTTCTACTAGATTTTTAAATTCTTCTATTTATCAAATCCAATTTGGATCAGGTAATTCTGGGTTAACTGATGAAAACATTATTCCTAATCCTTCTAATATAGGAGAAGGTGGTGGAAACAGAAAAGCATTAGAAGCTTTTTCACCTGCTAATTTTACATTTACTAATACTTATGGAACCGCTCCTGTTAATACTACTTTAACTATTACTTATTTAAAAGGGGGAGGCATTTCTTCTAATGCGGCTGCTAATACTTTGACAGGTATAGACACTTCAGGAGTAACAGGGGGTAATGCTGCTGCTAGGAATTCAGTTAGATGTAACAACCAAGAAGCAGCTTCAGGGGGATCAACCGGAGATTCCCAAGATCAAATTAGAGAAAATTCTCTTAGAATGTTTGGCACTCAGTTAAGAAGTGTAACTGAAGATGATTATACTGTTAGAGCACTTAGTATGCCTGGGATTTATGGGACTGTAGGGAAAATTTATGTTGAACCCGAAAAAATTGAAAATTTAAACCCCCATGCTAGACCCGCAGTACTTGATATGTATGTATTGGGTTATGATGTTAATAAAAATTTAACCTCTACATCCGCAGCTTTTAAAACTAATTTATCTACTTATCTTTCTCAATTTAGAATGATAAATGATACAGTTAATATTAAAGATGGATTTGTTGTTAATATTGCCGTTGATTTTAGTATTGTATTGAGACCTAATTACGCGGGGAATCAGGTTTTAAATAAATGTATTGTAACGTTAAAAGATTATTTTGACATAGATAAATGGCAAGTTAGTCAACCTATATTCTTAACAGATATATATACTATATTAGATAGAGTTGAAGGTGTACAAACTGTAAAATCAGTAGATGTTTATAACAAATCAGGGGAAAGTGCAGGGTATTCTAAATATGCTTATGATGTTAAAGGAGCTACCCAAAATAATACAGTATTCCCTTCTCAAGACCCTAGTATTTTTGAAGTAAAATACCCTAATTCTGATATAAGAGGATCTATAACAAACTTTTAAAAATGGCCGTAATAAAATTATTTCCCACAAAAGACGCAACTTTATATTCTGCTTTTCCTGTACAAAATACAGGATTAGATGAAATAACAGAAGTATCAACTACTTTTTTACCTAATTCTCCTGAGGTAAGTAGATTTTTAACTCAATTTTCTACTGAAGAAATTGGTGAGTTTATAGAAGATCATGTTGTTTATTATACTATAAATCCTGATACTGGGGAGTCTACAAAACAAATCAAAGAATGGAGAGCGGATTTGAGAACGTATATAGCTGAAGTTGATGGATTATCTAACCAAAATATATTAGAATCTTACCCAATTTCTTTACCTTGGAATATGGGAACCGGAAAATATAATGATATTCCTAAAATTGAAGATGGATGTTCTTGGAAGTTTAGATCTGAAAGTGGAAGTAATCCTTGGATTGGTAGTAATGGAAAAGCCAATGGAGCTAGAGCAATTAACCCTACAGGATTTTGGATATTAAATAATAAATCTACTTATATCCCTACTGAGAGAGAATTAAAAACCAACCAATCTGAATCTTTATCTAAATGGAGGAGATCTTTAATCCCCCCAGGTACTTTACCTTCAGGATCTATTACAATAGGAAACACTATTGCAGGGGTATATGTTGTCCCAGATGCTCCTTTGCAAAGACACGTAGTAAGATATTCTACCTCAGAAACAGGTATTACTGGGGATTTAAATAGACTTCCTGTAGCTTCTATATATGGTAGATCTTATTTTGGAGGTAGTTCTTTTTTAGGTAATAAAGATTTAGTTTATAGTGATACAAATTTTACTCTTTACCCCTCAGGGACCTTTTTTAGACAAGGTAATAATATTTTTTATGTGGAGCAAGATGGGATTTTAACTTATTCTACAGCTTCTAACCAAACAAGATCAACAGGTCGTTTAATTCCTGATTGTATAGGATGTACTTGTCAACCCGCTGGTGGGTTAACCCAAGATAATGGAGTGTTTACATTTGGGGATTTAAATGACTATCATGGGACAAATAGTGGATTTTATGGACCACATAATAAACCTCACACTTTTGTTTTTTGTTGCCCCGCAAGTTTAGGATGTATATGTTGTGTCAACCACGCTTTATTCCAGCCTAAAGGAATAATTGATAATTTTATTTTAGGTGAAAAACCAGGGCAACTTCCTATTTTAACTAAAGATACTTTATTGGGATTTACAGATACTGAAATTCCGGTATGGGCTGATTTAGAAACTGCTAGAGATTATTCTTTACTTTCTAAGGGAGGAACTATTACTTCAACTACAATTAGTGAAGGTAATGGATTTATAGTTACTCCAACTACCGATAATCCCTTATATAACCAAATTGATATTAATGTTTATAATGATCTAAACTCCACAGATGTAAAGAACGCTAGGAGTACTAATCCCTTCACCCCCACCCCCTCAAAAGTTACATCTATAGAGGTAGCACATAATTATCAGGCAAATAACCCTGGTGGAGGTACATGGTTTACAGGATCTATTAATGGTCTTCCTGTGGGGGTTCAACAAAGCTTAAATTATACTAGTGATAAAGACATTAAAATGAATGTTACTAATACTATTGAATTAATTCATTCAGGTACTATTGATAATAATGGTTTTATTGTAAAACAATCTGATGAAGATGAATTTAAAGAAAGCCAAGCAAAAGCAGCTAATATTAAATATTTTTCTATAGATACCCACACTATTTATCCTCCTCATTTAGATATGAAGTTTAGAGATTATAATTTTGACACAGGTTCTTCTACAAATACTATTATTGATACCCAAGAAATAGTAGCTACATTATCCCAAAATCAAGGAGAATACCAAAGAGAAAGTATTCAAAAGTTTTACATTAACAGTAGACCTCAATTTCCTACTCGTTCATTTTCTACAGACTCTGTTTATAATAAAAATTATTATTTACCTACTGGGTCGTATTATGCTGTTAAAGATTTAGCTACTAACGAGTTTATAATCGATTTTGATACCCAATTCACCCAAATCGGCGCAGATGAAAGGGGGAGTTATTTTACAATCTATATGAACGGATTAGAACCCGAAAGATATTATCAAATTTTAGTAAAAACTGAAGTAAATGGGAGTACTTTAGTATTAGATGATAATTATTATTTTAAAGTAATTAACGGATGAGTCAAAAAGTAAATTTAACTAAACAAGGATTCCTTTCCTCAGCATACAAAAATGCTATTGATACTTCATTTACTCAACTGGTCCAACCCCCATCCCCAGTTGAAGAAACAATAAGTGTAGAACAATTTTTTGATTTATATCAAACTTTATTCTATGAAATTCCTGCTGAAGGTTCTATCAATTCTCACACATATTTAATTAAACAAAGTACTGAATATATTGGCTTTACAGAAGAAAAAGAACAAGATATACAAGTATTATTAGACGAAATTACTTTATTAAGAGAAGAATTATTAGATACCCAAAAACAACTAAGAGATGCTGAAACTAGTGGTAGCATAATAGCCCAATCTCTATCATCAGAAGCTAGTATAGAAACCCAATTCACAAGTGATATAACTAATGTTGGAAACAGTAGTATAATTAATTAATATTTATATTAAATGGCCATAATACAATTAATAGATCCTACTACTTTTGAACCTCAACAGTATTCTGTTGGGGATGAAAGTACAATTCCTTCGTATCCCATAAATTCTACTTTTACATTAGAAGGAGGAAGGGTTGAAACTAGTATTTTTGATTTAAATGGTAATTTAATAATTTATAACCCTAATGCTTCGTACGGTACTGTTGAAAATGGAGTAGGAGGTAATCCTGATTTTTCTGATGGTCTTTTAGTATATCCTGAACAGGCTTGTTTAGATCAAGGTTTAGAGATTGGAAGTTATAATGTAGTTTATAATTTTTTAAATAATGAACTGTCATCTTCTAATGAAAATAGATTTAGAATTAAAGAAATTTCTTCTAATAGACAAGAAGTTAGACTTACTACTTCATTTTTATCTGAGGATGAGTTAAAACAGGAAGTAAACAATTTCTTCCCAGATGCTCTTTTTTCTGGGAATTATCCGGATTTTGCTCTTAATTTTGGTAAGGGCCAATTATATATTGCTAATAATATTTTATTTGATGGATCTAACGATCAATACTCTATATTAGTTAAATTATATAAACCCCTCCCTTCATTTATTGGAGGAGAAGGTGGGATTAATAATCTATGGATTGCTACTAGTCAAAGGGATACTGTTGCTTATAATGTTGAATTTGAACAAGAAATAATTCCTGTTAAGACTACTATTGACTTAAAAGGACCTAATTTTTCATTACCTCTTAATAACCAGGTTCACAGTTCACTAAAATTAACTAGTTTTGATGGGTTAAATAATGTAGCAGGTATACCTTCATCCTCATATAATCAATTACAAAGTATTTTAGCTGAAAATGGAGTTGAGATTAATATTGATTACACTAAATTAAATAATTTTATACATTTTTCTTCTGCTGAGGAGAGAGTAAAAAACTTTTATTCTAAAGTAGGATTAATATCTACTTTATCCCATTCAATAGCAACTCTACATAGTGGTTCATCCGAAAGTAAAGAAGCCACAGAAACTAAAATTACTAATGTAATTAAAAATTTCGATGGGTTTGAGTATTTTATGTACTATAACTCCAGTTCGGATTCATATCCTACAGGACTTTTTCCTGCCCCTTATCCTAAAGATCCTACTACAACTGTTCAGCCTTTTACTTTAGTTAGTACTTCTAGCACAGCAGGAGAAGCTTGGTACAATAATGCTGTTGCTTCTTGTTCATTATTTGATTTAGAAAATTCTGATAATTTATCATATACTATTCCTGATTATTTATTAGAAGATCCTGATAATGAACCTTATAAAAAGTTTGTAGAAATGATTGGGCAACATTTTGATACATTATTTGTATATGCCCAAGATATTTCTAATAGGTATAATGCTGATAATAGATTAGATTTTGGTATTTCTAAAGATTTAGTAGGAGAAGCTATTAAATCAATGGGCCTTAACTTATACACAGGTAATTTTACAGCTACTGATTTATATTCTTCATTCACAGGGATTAACTCAGGGAGTGGTTTACTACCCCCTTTACCTTCAGGACAAACTAATATAACAACTTACATAACAGCTTCTGATTTTGCTACTCCTATTGAGGATGTTAATAAGCAAATTTATAAAAGAATATATCATAGTTTACCTTTACTTTTAAGGCAAAAAGGATCTTTAGCAGGAATTAGAACATTAGTAAATTGTTTTGGAATACCTAAAGAAATTCTTACTCCTAGAGAATTTAATATAAAATATCTAGCAACAACTCAATCTCTCCCAAACGTTAATGAATCAGGGAGTATTAATTTTACTACTTCTAGTATTAGTTTACCTCCTTCTAAAAGTGGGTATATTCCTTCTGAGTTATTATCCCCTACTGTTAGGGTACAACAAGATAGTATGCTTAAAAGTGAAAGCTATGATAGAAGTTTACAATATGTTGAAGTAGGGTATTCTCCACAAGGATATTATGATGAAAATAGTTTATCTTCTTTTGATCCATTAGGAAGTGACTTCCCAGGTTTTAATGAATTTTATTTTGGTGATTATATTAATTATTATTCTACTAAATTTATAAACCCTGCATCTACTACTTCAGATCAAAATGTAGAATGGAATTGGGGAGCGTTTATTAGATTTATAAAATTCTTTGATAGTTCATTATTTAATATGATCAAAGATTTTTCTCCTGTAAGGTCTAGTACTGCTACAGGGGTTATAATTAAACCTACTATTAAAGAACGCCCCAGACAACGACCACCCCAAGTAACTTATGAGAATAAAACTTATAGTGGATCTGTTTATAATGATTATTACGATTGGGATACTAGTTCTTCAATCCTTAGAGCAATAGGTGATTATGATTCTAAATTAAAAACGGGATCCTATGAACGCCCCGGTTCTACAGGAGGTGGGTGGAATAATTCAAATTATGTTCAATTTATTTTAGGAAGTGCTGCTGATAAAAAAGGTTGGAGTAGAGGTAATTTATTAACTCCTGTTGAAGGACTAGTCCAAAATTGGTCAGAGAGTGTATTTACTATAATGGGGTATGCACAACAAGGACTTCAAACTGGGTCTAAAACTGTAATAGGAAGCTCAAATCATGTAGTAGTTCATAATACTCAGGATGAATTTTATAATGGTATATTTAAACAAACAGGCCAATTATCCGTAGATTATCTAAATAGAGAACAACCTGTAAGCTATTCAGCTGCTTTTGGTGCGGGTGTGATTAAAACAGATAATAATCCTGATAATATCTATAAAAAACCTTCTGATAATACTTTTACTTTATCTAAAGCAAATATTTTTGGTTATATACAATTTTTAAATGCTACTGATGCTGTATTGTGGAACCAGCAAAATCAATATATTTATATACGATATGATGATTCAAGTGCTTCTTTCCCTAATAAAGATGTATTATTAGCAAATGGTGGTACTCTTACATTTACAAATGGTGGAAATACTTTTTCTTTTTCAGTAGGAATTCCAACAATAGTAGGAGCAAATGCATCGGG